TGGGGTATTTTTTCGCAACAATTTTTCACTTGGGGGGATAGCTAAAAAAAAGAAGTAATGCCATTAATAAAAAACGTAACGATATGAAAGAACAAATTTTAGAAATAAGTAAAAGATTAGAAGAAAGTACTATTGATTTCAAACAAGCACGAAAAGAGTTCTGTGTTTTATTTGGTGTTAAGTATATTGCTTTTTGGAAAGGGAGAGCGATTGTTAAATCAAGAAACCCCAAAAATAAATGGAGATATGAAGGTGCAGAATTACCTATTATTGGATGGTATATGACACATAAAAATGGCTATGGTGTTTTCCCTGATGGAACGAGAGAATTTCGTTTAAGTCTTGAAGGAACTGTTCATCAAGAAGAGACTGGATATAAAGATACTGTTATACCTGAAACTGATTTAGAAATTCTCGAATTAGAGGAAATATAGCATTATACTTGAATTTAAGCACGAACTAAAAAAGAAAAAAGGGAAGGGGAAAACTTAGAGTACCTATAAAATTAAATACAAATAAAATGAACGATTGCAAAGCAGAAGTACCACAGGAGAGACAAACACTAATACAAGCGTTTGAAAGGTTAGACCATAAATGCACTCAATTACGTGAACTTGCTGGATTGACCGAAAAATCAATGCAAATGATAGACTAAGAGCGTGGGCTTTTTCTCTTTTATTATTCGACTAAAATTTGATTTTAAAACGGAATTAGCCCATTACTTACAACGGCAATAATAAAGTGAGTAAGGCAAACGGAACAAATAAACAAAGGCGGTTTTGGTTACCAACATCGGAGAAATTCGGTTCTGAGGGTTCGAGTCCCAGCCTTATTCATTTTATTTATTGTTATAAACTGAAAAATCATGGACAAAATAACTTTTGAAAAATTAGATGACGGTACTTGTGTAATATCAGTATCAGGAGTAAATAAATGGCAGCAGAAATTTATGCACCAAGACGTAGTGAAACACTCTATTTACGAGGCTCTGAAATTGAAGGTAGAATCTAAATGATTTATGAATATTAATCAACAACTGTTTGTATCAATAGTGCGAATTTAAACAACTGAAGCATGAATCAAGATCAAAAAATAATTGAAATACTGCACGACTTTGAAACCTTCAAGTTGTCAGAAAAAGAACAAGGCGTATATGCCCACACTATCAGCTACAAACCGTATTTAGAGCGAATCAAAGCATTATTGATACATGATGTTATCAATTGCGATCCCGTATTACATAATGCAGCTGTTAAATTCTCTTATAAGTGTGGTAAGTGCGGAAGGTCTGAAATAATTCACGTGAGTGATTGATAACGGATTACGGCTATGAGGCGTTGCCGTATAAATGCATTGAAATTTTAAATGTAAATAAATGAAAAATAGAGAACCTTGGAACTTTTGTGAAACACCAAAAGAAAAATGCACAATGAATTACTGTGACGAAAATGGATGCCAAAACCGTAAAAGAAACTACGTACAAGGCAATGACCTTATAGCCGATATTGTGGGTACGTTGTGCGATGTATGCGGAAGCGATGATATTATAGAAGCGTCTTCAATGGGTAGAAACTGCAATAGTTGTAATCCAATTTAGCACAATGCACTTGCATTTCTAATTTTTTAAGACTACATTCGTCTTGTAGTCTTCTCATATTTTTGTGTTTTTCTGAAAGTGAGAGAGGTGTTCGTTCTGAGCGCCTCTTTTTTTTATGCCTTTCAATCAAATTAATATTCCATTAGCACTATAAGCCATGCCATGCCGTATTATTGCATTGTATGGCCAATACAAACGCTGGTTTATTCCAGATTATCCGTAACTCCTTGTGGAATCCTTCACACGAAAAACGTAGCTTAACCGCAGACCACTATCGTGCACCTGACTTTCCGCAGTACTCCGAATCTGGAGAATACGTCACCGAGTCCAAAGGCTCACGTATTTCAACGGTATTTAATTGCATCAACCTAATAGCGCAAGATGTCGCGCAAACTCCGTATAACGTTTACAAAGACGCGGACCAAGGGCGCACCATCCAGAAGCAGAGCTCAACCAACTACCTAATCAACGACAGGCCAAACGATTACATGACATCTTATGCGTGGACATACGCAATGGTGTACAGTTACCTAGTTTATGGCAGTGGCTATTCTTACATCATGCGAGATGGTAATTTCCAGCCTACCGCATTACTACCGCTTAACCCTTCAGCCGTTTCGCTTAACTTATCCGGTGGGCAAGTATTCGCTACCGTGGATGGAATGGGCAAGGTGCCATACTATGATATTCTACATTACAAGCTATTTACTCACGATGGGTTAAATGGTGTTAGTCCTATCATGCACAATGCGGAGCTCATAGGCAAGCGACTAAAAGAACAAAAGTACTCAGCCAGAACAATGGGTGCAAAGCCTCCTGGGTATCTAAGTGCTGACACCGTAACCGACAAGCAAAAGAAATATATAGCCGACCAATGGAAGGCATCAGTCCATGGTGACGAGGTAAACGGAACGCCATTTTTAACGGGTGATGTCAGGTACAACCCGTTAAGCCTTTCAGCCGATCAGATACAATTCATTGAGAGTACGATCCAGACTAACAAAGAAATCTATGGTATGTTTCGGGTCCAGCCTACAATGGTGTCAAACTTTGATGAAGGTGTAAAAGCTAATGCAGAACAGCAAGCGATAAACCATGTGAAGTTTACGCTAATGCCTCATTTCACAATGATTGAGGACGAGGTAAACTGCAAGCTATTCAGTGAGGCTAACAAAAGAAACAGGATAGATCCATTATACACATGGCATAACGCGGATGTTTTCTTGCGTGGTGACATGGAAACTAGATATGGTGTATATCATAATATGTTGTTAGATGGTGTCTTTAACGCAAACGATGTACTAGCAATGGAGAACATGCCAAAACAGCCTGACGGGTTAGGTGATAAATATTACATGCAGGGCGCGATGGTTGAAAAAGGAAAAGAAATTAATGATGAACAAGGAAACGAGGATATTTAATAGCGATATAGAAGTACGCATGGAAGGCGAACAGGCAACGGTTCGAGGGTATGCGGCTGTATTTAATTCAGAGTCTAACGACTTGGGCGGGTTTACTGAAGTGATAGAAAACGGAGCATTTGACAACGTGTTAGGTGACGATGTACGGGCGCTAATCGACCATGAAAGCAGGTATGTACTAGGCCGAACCACTAGCGGAACACTACGAATAGGGCAGGACGAGCGCGGCTTATGGTACGAGTACGACAGCCCAAACACAACATACGCAAAGGATTTGATTGAATCCATGCAGCGTGGAGATATAAACCAATCCTCTTTCGGGTTTACGCTTAATAAAGGCGGTGACAAGTGGGAAAAGAGAGACGGCAAAACATATAGAACAATTCAGCCTGGCGGTTTCAAACGCCTTTTTGATGTTTCACCGGTTACTTATCCAGCGTACCCAGATACGGCTGTTGCTGTGCGGTCAATGGATCAACTAACTAAAGAAAATTCAGCAATGATCGAAGCTGACAAAACGGAAAGAGATCAAGTTATACGAAGTTTTGAAATTAAATACTAAATAGATGTCAAGAGTAAAAGGACTGCAAGAGCAAATTGCAGAAAAAAGAAAGGCTCTTATCGCAATAGATGAGGTCTGTGAAAATGAAAGTCGAGCCAGAACGCCTGACGAAAAAGAAGAGTTTAGAAAATTAAAGGACTCTATTGAGGATCTTAATTCTGAGCTAGTCGATGCTAAAGATGCTGAAGAGTTGCGAAAGGCTGCTGCTGATGAGGATAAGGAAGCGCGAAAAGTTGCAAACCAAACGGCAAGCACTTGGGTAGGTTCTTCTGAGAAGAAAGAGCATTTGAAGAATGAGCAGAAGCTATCTGGCAAAGAGATGATTCACTCATTGATGGAAGGTAGAAGCCTAACAGGTCTACTTGCTGAAATGGATCAGGAAGCACGAAAAGAGGCCGCACAGTTTGGCGGTTCGTTCCGTGATGGTTCTGTTAATATTCCTTCAAGTATGATTGAAGCGGTTTATGAGCAAAGATCTACGGTAAGCCAAACTAGCTCAGCTATTAAGCCTACGGTTGTTGGTGCTTACGTTGACCAGTTGAGAGAATCAGCGGTTTACGAAAAGGTCGGTGTTTCTCAGTTGATGGGCTTAACGGCTGATTACAAGATTCCTGCCGTTGGTGCAAACAACGTAGCATGGGCAAGTGCTGAAAACTCCGCTGCTGCTGATATTGGTGCTCAGTTTACAAGTGATACATTGACTCCATTTAGAGTTACTGGATACGTGCCTTTGTCAAACAGAATCCTTCTGCAAAATGGTGAGGCTGCTTATGCTTCTATCTTTAAGGATTTAGGACGTTCAACCGCTAACTTGATTAGCACTGCAATGTTTGCTAGTGCAAACGTTACTAACGCTCCTGGTTGTATTCCTTTGAAGTCTGGTGTTGGTACGTTTACTGAGGCTGGAACTTATGCGGCTAATGTTTCTATTCTATCTGACTTTATCAAGGCAGAGCAAACACTAGCTGATGCTGAAGGACTGCAAGGTAGTTTAGCTTATGTTTCTGCTACTAACTTAATGCCAGACATTAAGCAATCAGCGCAAGTATCGGCGGTTCTTCCTTCTTTTGGAGGCGGTGCAATACCTACAATGGGATTAGCTAATGCAAATGGTTATCCAACTGTGTTTACTGCTTCAGCTACCAAAACTGGCGGTACAAGTGGTGACTTCCTATTTGGTGATATGTCACAAATCAAACTAGGTTGGTTTGGTGGTCTTTCGATCACAAGAGACACTATCAGCGGATTGAAAAACGATGAAGTACATATCGTACTACATAGATACGTTGATTGGGGCGTTGTTAGAGGCGCTGCTTTTGTTAAAGGAACATCTTTGAAACCTTAATTTAAACGGGGAGGGTAACACCTCCCCTTTATTAACATGGAAGAAAAAACTAATTTAGAATTGCAGATAATGTGTCAGCAGAACGAGCTCTCCAATAGAGGTGGAAAGCCGGAGTTAATTGCTAGACTCAAAAAAGCAGGTGTAACCGAATTGAAAACGGAAAAGCCAGAAGTGAAAAGCGAGAAAAGAGCTAGACCAAGTAAATAATGAAGATAGTATTGACAACCGATTATGCAACCACTGACTTAGTTTCTTTAGCATCCGCTAAGAGTACTTTGCGTGTGGGCGCTACTTATGATGATGCGAATATCACAACTATGCTAACAGCCGCAAGGCAGTTGGTAGAAGCACAGTCTAATCGGTCAATACTCAATCAGGTTTGGACAATAAAACTTGATTATTTTCCAACAGAAATATACCTGCCTAATGGCCGCATTCAATCGGTTGCTTCTGTCAAGTACATAGACACCGCAGGAGCGCAGCAAACGCTAGTAGATGGCACAGATTACACCGCCACTACTGGTTATGATGACGGGCGTATTGTAGCCGTTGAGTCATGGCCTAGTGATGTAAACACAGAACAAAATAACGTTGTAGAGATCATTTACACAGCGGGTTACGGTGCTGCCGCAAGCGAAGAAACAAGTTGGGCAGAAACGGCAATAGCCCTTAAACTATCCGCGATATACTACAACATGGAAAAGAGTCCTGCTTGTAACCATGTGATAGGTTTAAATACTCATTATTCACTAGCATATATAAAAAATGGAGAGCGTCAATCCATATTTATTTGATCGGTCATTGCAGTTGCAGAGTGTAACTCGCACGGTAGCCGGTGACGTTGAAGAAACGTGGGCAGATCAGGAGCTTGATATTCGCGCACAGCTAATATTTGCCGGTGGTAAAGACGATGATGAAGGCGGGCAGCCGCTAAACATTGACCGTAGAAAATACAAGATAATGGAGTCAGGGCGCAGCATAGACCCTGATAAGACAAGACTAAGAGAAACGGGTACTACAAACTGGTACCAAGTTACGGGTGTCACACCGTGGAAAGGCTCAAAGTTTATTAGTGTGGTTGAATGTGTTTATAGAAGTGATAGCTAATGAGCGCAATGAGTATCATACGGCAGCGGTTAAGCGATCAGTCAATAGATCACGGCATATACTACGAAATGGCCGAAGATGGGCAGAACCGTCCTTTTATCGTGCTTATGGAAGATTCCATGGAGCCACACAACACACACAACACCGCTAGCAAGCTAGACAGGGTAACGTGTAGGGTTCTGGTCTTTGGTGATAGATACGAAACGTCAGGAGCTAGTGTAGGCGCTAAGACTTTAGCTGATGCCGCTAGGAATGCACTTGATAGGTACGTGGTCAATGATACGGTTGAGGTTTACTTTCAGAATGAGCAAACGGACAGCATAATAAATAGTGGAAACAAAAGAGCGTATCTGGTAGAGCAAACTTATGATGTTTGGGTTTATCGAATATAACAAATAGGAATATTTTACTATGAAAGTACAATTTATCAAAGAATATACAGATGATAGAGGTAGGTTTTTTCCAGAAGGAAAGCATACCCATTTATCACAAGAATTTGCGGAAAAAGTCATCAAAGGCAAGTACGCAAAGCCAGCGGACGGTTTTAGTATCTCGGAAGAGCTAATATCTAAGATGGAAGAAATAGGAGTAGAAATTAAATAAACAAAATATATCATGGCAATTAAATCAGGGACAACCCTCTTGCTCAAAAATAACAGCGTACTAGTAGAAGACATGGTGGACGTTAGTTTATCAATAAGCAAGCAAACAATAGATGTTACAAGTAAAGACTC